TACCATTCTTATGAAGCTCGAAGATATTAGGCTTCATGCCACGCACTACTCGGTACTCGTTCTTGCCGATACCGAACTCGATTTCGACTACGAGGTCTCGCTTGTTGATAGTGTTCATCAACTGCGGCTTATTCACTTTGCGGAAAGGCTTGTTGAATAGCACGAACGATAGAGCATCCAACAGAGTAGACTTGCCAGCGCCGTTCTCACCTATGATGAGGGTAGTCTTATTGGCGTTGAAGTCTAATTCTGTGAACGCGTTACCAGTGCTAAGGAAATTCTTCCACCTGATCTTGCGAAATAGTATCATTCTATCTGAAGAGCCTCAGTGTATAAGTTGGTGATGACTCGCTCGAGCTTCTTGTTGTCGACCGTGAAGTTGACCTGTGATATGTACTTACGGCACACCGTCAGCGTATCTTCGGCAGTATCCATAAATTCTTCGTCGTCGATTAGATCTAAGTTCAGGTGATCCTCTACGACTTGCAGATCTATGACACCAGCCTTCTCGATCTTATCGATGAAGAGATCGAAGTAGTAGGGATTCGACTTATTCTTGACGATGACTTTGACCATCTTGTTACGGACGTCTAGTTCAGCATCCAACACTTCTTCGACAGTCTTTCCGGTATCGTCGTACCAGATCTTCTGGAACATCTTATACGGATTACGAATAAATGTCAACTCTCTCGTTTCTGTATCGAAGATGTGAAAGCCTCTTGGATCGTCAAAGTCAGACCAAGTATACTCAGCAAAAGCACCCAGATAATGAATATTACCAGTATCGGACTTATGATGATAATGCCCAGAGCACACAACGTCAAAGCGATCAAAGAGCTTATGATCCATGCCATGATCTGAAATACTGCCGCGAAACATCTCGAAGCCATTGAGCTCAAGGTGTCCCATAACGATTTGTGCTTCGGTAGTCTTGATCGCATTCATGGCCTCATCATAGTTTTCCTCACAGATCCAAGGCAAAAGGAGGATTGGTGTGTCTACGTATTGAACCGTATTAGGAGAGTCAAAAATATTAATGAACTTGTACTTTCCCTCGACCAATTCTCTAAGAGCATTGACGGAGTTAGTGTTCTTATAGTAGACGTCGTGATTACCGGCTATTATGGAGGTGAACACGCGTCGCTGCTCGAGCTTGTCGAGGAAGTCGTGTCGCAGTCGATGGAGGGTGAGAAAGTTGACATACTTGCGACGGTCAACAAGATCGCCGAGGTGGATGACGTGTCTGATGTTGTGTTCATCAATAGTCTTGAAGAAGACTTCATCGAGGAACGTTTTAAAATATTCGTAAAAAACTTGCGAATCATTACGAATGCCCCAGTGGGTATCAGTTATCAGCGCTAGCTTCATCTTCTTCCTGTTCCTCGATGATCTTTTCGATGCCCTTCTTGGCCTTCTTAGACTTCTCTTTGGTAACCTGAAGATAGTTCTCGTAATCTTTGATAAACTCGTTCACGTGTTCCATAGTCAGGTAGCTATTCTCGATAGAGCGAGCATCATCCATTTCTTGGTGGAGTGAGAGGCCGCTGTCGATGGTCATCTTCTGCATCGACCTATACTTCACGTACTGCTGCTTCTTCTCTTTCATGATGCGACGGAAGAAGGCGTTGCGAATGACCTGAGTGAAGTAGGCGAATGGATTAGTAGACTTGGATGGATCAAATCCATTGACGACCATCACGCAGTTCTCGATGGCGTCTGAGATCATCTCGTCTCGATAGGTATAGTTGGCGAATCGATACTTAGTAGAGAGACGAGTAGCGATCTTATAGAAGCACTCGCCGATGTACTCAGGAATCCTTGGCAGTTCTTTGCCTTCGGCTTTGGCGGCCTGAACACGCTCGCGATACTTGCAGAATTCTTCATACATCTTCTTATTGTTTATGTAGTGTCTGCTGCTCATTCTTAATCTTTCATCTTCTCAAATGCTTTCACTACCGTCTCTAACTTCAGAGTGTCAGTGGCGATGTTAGCACACTCCTTGAGTCTGAGGTTGAGTTCCCTGACCAACTCGGGTGGTTTAGGAGCGTGCTGATACTTGTCTCTACTCTTAGAGAGTTCTACTATCTCGAACAGACTCTCTGCCATATACTTAGAGGCTAGGATAATCTTGTTGTTCACAGACTCGAGATTTCTGATATGATCTAGCTGCTTCTCTATCTTCACCGCAGCTTCTAAGCACAGAGGATCATTGCTAGTATACAACCTACTGATAAAAATGTCAACTGATTCTTTCATCAATGAACCGTATTATTTCCACTTAATTTCGAGAGCGCGTTGGTTAGAGTCTCATAAGTCGATGTCTTAGCTTCTTCTTCCTCTGCCTGATCTTTATCCTCTATAGACTTTCTAACGGTGTCGAGAGAAGTCTCGTAGATCTTTGAGAACTTCTCTGAGACCTCGTAACTAGTGATGACTGCAGAGGCGTTGATCTTCAATTCCGTCTCGTCTCCGAAATAGTTGTACTTAGTCATGACGGCGGCGTACGATCCGGTATCCATCGCCATTCGGTACTTCACTTCTAATGGATCTCTCAGATATAAGAAGAGTTGGCCAGGACTATCATCATAGTCGTCGATACGTCCGATCAACTCGGATCCGTCTACCATCTTAAGAATTCTTACGCTCATTGGTTCAACTTCACGTTATAGAGTTTATACTCGAACTTCTCGTCGTTGTAGATCTTAATTCTCTCTGCGAAGTGCTGAAGAGTGTAGTTTTGCTTGCTCTTCCAAGAGAGGTCGTCCGACAGGTCATAGAGAGTGGCCTGCGTCTTACCGTCAGCCAATCGCAGACTTCTGCCTATTGATTGGAGATTTCTAATCTTAGACTTTGATGGAGAGGCAAAAACGAGATTAGTAATGCTGGGAATATTGATGCCAGTACTAAAAGTACCATAGCTAGCGACAATAATAGCGTCACTCTCTTTGGCCACGATGTGTCTGATCTCTTCTCTTTCTTCACCCTCGACTCCTCCGTGCACGAAGAATACTTTACGATCCTCGTCTTTCAGCATGTCGTATAAGATCTTACCATGCTTTTCGACATATTGAAACAGAATAAGCGAGTTACCCTCAAGAGAAATCGCTAGATTCTTGATGAACCTGTTTCTCGGAGCGCAGCTGACTAGGAAGTCCATCTCTTCCTGATAGGTCTTATCTCGCATGAACTTGCGATCCTCGTCCGAGTGAGAGAGCACGATGCACTTTATCTTGAGATCTGATACGTGC